CTCCAGTTCAACATGGGCGCCGTTGAGGCGGAGTCTGGCCAGAAGCCGCATCAGCGCGTGTCGAAAGGTTTGGGATGCTTGTGCAGCCGTGTCTGCCGACCGGGCTTTCGCTCACCTGGCAGGCACTCACCTACTTCGAAACCATTCTCCCCCCTCCCTCCTGCTACTCAGCTTCCGTGTGGGGAGGCGGCGGTTGCCGGGCACCAGGACTGTGTCTACGAAGAGCGCAGCATGCCGAAGTGCATGTTCGTGCTCGCGCGTGTCGACAGCTCTGGTAAGGTGTGTCCTTGGGTGACCGGCTTCCGCATCGGCAATGACAAGTTGGTGTCGGTGGGCCATGAGCTCGCGTGGAACAACGCGGACGAGTACGTGTACGGCGATGCGTTCAAGCCCTGTACATGGTTGACGACGCCGCAGAACTACAACAAAGTTGCTTCCGCGGGCGGGGATGCTAGCTTGTTCGAGACGATGAAGCTCGGCAAGCGCTTGACCCCCAACTTGCTCCAGGTCATGGATAGCGGGACGTCGTTGCGTTGCACTCACAAAGACCGCGTCATCATGATTGCCAGCCCTGAGCTCACGTCTTTCTTCGCGACGTTGGGCCTGGCGGTTTTGCGCATCACCCAGGTGGCGGACAGGACGTCGGACCGCGCGTACACGTTGCAACTGCACAACGGACGGTTCGTGATCAGCACCGGCACCATTGTTGCGCAGCCGTCGCTTGCCATGAAGCGCTTGGGGCTGCTGCAGCATACGTGTGGGACGTCTGGCGGTTGCAGTGGTGCCTTGGTGTGGCAGGAGACTGGTGGCGTGGTTCGCTACCGCGGCATGCACTTGGGCTTTTATGGTAGCCCAAACTCGCCCACGAACGTCATGTTCAACGCGTACCACTTGAAGCAGCTGTTCTTCTTGGCGCAGGTCAATTCAGATGGCGTGCTCCAGTCCATGGCTGCCCAGTTGCGCCGGGTGGGCGAGGCCGCCACCGTCGGTTCCGCCGAGCCCGAGCACGAAGACCGGGCGGGGGTGCTAAACCCCACCCGGGAGGAGGTGCAACAGTTGGCAGCCGAGCTCGCCATGCGGAGGCAAGACGATGAGATCTTTGACAGGGGCATGGACGAATACATGTTCTTCGAAAAGCAAACGTACGACAAGATTGCTAAGAAGCACGGCAAGGCTGTGGCCAAGGAGGCTAAGCGGTTGGTTGACGCTGGCTACACCGGTGAGTCGCTTGAGGCCATGCCGTCTGGCGGACCTCTTGCAACCGAAGTGCCAGCATCTAAGCTGGCGGTGCGCGCTGCCCCTCAGGCGTTCGAAACCTCGGCGGCAGAGATTGCGGGAGAGCCCGAAGACTCTGCGCCCTTGCCGGTAGCATCCGTCACCCCGGAGCCCCCCTCCCCTGTCGGGGAGACCCGATCCGCGGCGGAGCAGGCTGCGCACAAGGCCATCCGAGAGATGGTTATGAAGGCCATTGCCGAGGGCACGTCTTCGGCTGACTTGCTTCGGCTCATCATGGAGTTGTCCGATGAGCTGGAGCCCAAGGGCCAAGCAAACGGATGTGCCCCGGTGGCCTTGCCGATGCGCATGGAGGAGATTGTGACTGCGGATGTCGTCGAGAGTGTTATGGCAACTCGAGACATGCAGTACCAGTGCCCCAATTGTGTCGTGGCCGAGAGCGCGGACAATGACCGCCGCATCCGTGAGGCCATGGACCAGTGGAAGCGTGGGGACACCGACGCGCTGGATGTCTTGAGCCGCTACCACGCGGAGGAGGTGTTCCGCGTTGCGTGCCCAGCCCTCCGCGAGTACTGTGATGCATCGCTTGAGAAGATGCACTTCCACCAGTACGATGATGCGTACGGTGGCGAGGGGGGCTACGCCCGGCGCCCTTGCATGCAGGGGTTCAGCAACGTTGGCTACGCGAATGTCCGCACGAAGAAGCACGCGGACCCAGTAGGTCCCAGTGAGGAGATGATGGCGGCCTTCGCCCGGGTGGGTGGAGAGGATGTCGCGTTCTCCTACTTGCTGCAGGACATCGAGAGCTACAAGACTCCCTCCACTTCTGAGGAGGGCTTGATGGCTTCGCTGCGCTATGATGGGCAGCGACGGTCTACGGCCAAGGCTCGCATGGCTCGCGAGTTCACGGAGGCTTGGAAGAGCGGCGGCCACAAGTTGTTCA